AACATAAAGACATTTATAATCTTAAAATCTATCCTTTAGGGATAAACATTGGCATAAATAGAGGAGTCAATTTTGCCATTGATAGGATTGGTGATGAAGCAGACATAATTTTGAAGCTGGATAATGACGTTGAAATTGAAACAGATGGTTGGTTAAAAAAGTGTATCAACGTATTATCCAAAAAGTTTGTCATTTCCCCCTATGTTAAGGGATTAATAAATAATCGTGGTGGAGTAAATAGATATGGACATATTAAAGAGTTTAATATAGGATTAACGCCATTTATAGGTGGTATATGTATGATTGGTTACAGAGATGCTTGGACAAAAGATTCTAACGGATGGGAGTTCCCTGTACCTAAACATGCAGGAGGAGATAGGGCTTTTTGTATGAAATTAAGTCTTTCGGGATATAAATTTGGGTATGTTGAGGATGTAGTGATTAAACACATCGAAACGACAGAAGGACAACACAAACGATATCCTAGTTATTTTAAAAAAAGACAAACCGAAAGAAAGATGGTATTCTAAAGGAGAATGATGATAAAGAAATATGAGTGTCAAAAATGCCATCATAAGTTTTCTAAAGTAGTAGGTTCTAGTTTCATTAAGACTGTAATGCCCCAATGTCCTATTTGTGGTTCTGAAAACATTCGGAGTACAGACTATATTGAAAAAAAAGAAAAGAAATAGTATCATTGACAAGTAGATATAGTCTTTAATATACTTGTCTTAGTTTAAGTTTTAAGTTAAGAGTCCCAGGAAAAGCCTTTATTAAAAGGAATAGATAGGGACTTTTTAAATGTATAAATGGATTTAATATACAATTGTGGATATTACACAACACTTACTCTAGTATCAAAAAGTAACAAAAAGTATACTTTTAGAAAAAGATGTGTAACAGAAATAGATAATAAAGAAGATGCAAATTACTTTTTAGAAAAAACTGCGAGTGACATCTCTTGGTGTTCTAAAAATAGTAGAAGCATCCCTCCATTTATGAAATTAGAAGATTGGTGTGCAGGTAAAGAGGGTAGATTCGATATTAAGCCTTTTAGAATCTATATCCCTAAACTATATAAAGATTTATTTTTATTAAAATAATTAAGGAAAAATCATGACAGACACAAAAATTCAAAGATTTAAAATCGCTATTCCTATTCTTAAAACTAGCGTTAAGATTATTAAAGACAAAGACGGTAATGAAGTTGAAGAAAGATATTTAGATGGAGTTGCTTCGGGGACGGATTTAGATTTACACGGAGATAGAATGTCACCGTCTGCTATTGAATCTATGGCTAAATCTCTCAAACAACATGTTATTAATCTTAATAATGAACACGATACTTCTTGGTCAAGCGAGATAGGTGATATTAATGAGTTAACAGTAACGGACAAGAATGATCTTACTATTAAAGCTAAACTTAATAAAATGAGTACAGCTAACGATTTATGGTATGCTCTAACAGAACAGAATAAGAAACTTGGCCTTTCAATCGGTGGATATGTTAAAGACTATGAGATGGTTAAAGAAGGTGAAGGAAAAGATGAAAAATGGGTTCGTCTTTATAAGAAAATTGACTTAGATCACATCGCTGTTACATCCCGACCAGCTTATCCTAAAGCATGGGTTTCAAATATTGCAAAATCAATTAATGAAGAAAATGATAGAGTATTAATAAAGAAAATAAAAAAAGAAAATAAAGAAAAAAGTAGAAGGAATGAACGAAGAAAGCAATTCACTGAATTGGCAAGATCAATTGTTCGAAGTATCCAAAATATGGAAGCCGATTTATTACTTGAACTCGTTGAGAAAGGACTTACCTTTTTAAACGAAAAACAAATATTATTAATTGAAAGGAGTCTAGAAATGACTAAAAAAGATCCCTCACTGGAAGCTGACAAGTCTAAGAAAGACGAAGCTAAAAAAACCAAGTCCGAAGGTAAAAAAGCTGAAAAATCAGCAGCACCAGAGAATGAGAAATCCAAAAAGAAAGTATCTAAAGTCAAGAAATCGAAAACCGATTCAAAAGAGAAAAAAGTTGTTAAAACTAAAATCTCTAAAGAAAAAGTCAAGAAATCGAAAACTAAAAAGAAAAATCTCAAGGAGTCGGGCAAAAAGGAACACTCTGTGACTAAGAAAGTGAAAACTATCAAAGTAAAATCAGAGAAAGAACCTAAAAAGAGCAAAGAGGCAGAACTGGTTAAAACTGTTAAAGAACTTTCTAAAAGTCTTAAAACAGTACTTTCAGGCTATGAAGAACTTCAAGAAAAAGTTGAAAAGCTTGAAACTCAACCATCAAGTCGCAAGACTGTGGAAGTTAAACGGACACTCGGAGATGAAGAAACCGAAGATAAGAGTGTTGACGAATTGAAAAAGGCAAGAGACAAAAAAATTGAATCAGTTAAGAAAGAATTTGTAAACGATGCCAGTTTATTCGCTAGAATCCAAAGAGTCCGTGCCGAATATGCTAAAAGAATAGTAAATGTAGAGTAAAAGGTTTAGTTTTTATTATTTATTAAATGACTTAAAAAGAAAGGCAAAAAGTATGACAAAGAAATCGCAAGTAAAATTGCAAAAAGCTCTACTTGATGCTGCCTCGTTACTTCAAAAGTCAGCAAACGTATCTCAAGGCGTGGATCAAGCTGCATCCATGCTCATGAAAAGTGCTATTTACACTACAACCTCTGGAGCATTCGCTCAAAGAGAGCACTTAGACACCCAAATTGGTGACATCACCAAGAGGAACACCCCGTTCCTTGACAAGGTTGCTAAGGTAAAAGCAAATGGTAAAACTCATGAATGGGACATGGTTACGGCACTAGGAAGCACTGATACTGCTGTCGCTGAGTGCGGTACTCCTCCCGAGAATGACGCAACAATCACTCGCTATTCTGCTCAAATTAAGACTTACGCCACAAGCGTAAAAGTCTGTGATTTGGCACAATGGGCTGCAAGTGACTACTTTGACTTGATGAATCTTCATCTAGAAAAAGGAATGCGTAAAATTCTCCACGATGTTGAGAAAAAGATTTATTACGGTAATCATGATGGTACAAGTACCAATGACTTTACCGGGTTATATAAATTGATTGCTGATTATGCTGGGGCTTCCAATACCATTAACGCAAGTGGGAATCCAATTTCCCAAACTTACATAGACAACGCCATTCAGGCTGTTGTTGATAATGGTGGAATGTCCACCCATATGTTTATGGGGGCAAAAGATTTGAGAGACTTCGCTGCTCTCTGGGCTAACAAAGTTGTTTACAATGATCCGAATGCTGGTATGACTTTTGGTTATAACGTAGCACGTTACATGTCATGGGCTGGGCCAATTGAAATTGTCCTTGATCCATTCCTGATAGCGGCTAGTTCACCAAATACTCCTAATACAGATGTGTTTATTGTAGATATGGATGAAGTTGCTTTAGCACAGACAGAACCGATGTATCGTCTTCCGACATACAGAGCATTAGATTTGGCTGAAACCCAAACAGTGGTCTGGAATATTGTTTTGGAAGTTCGTGTCCCTCAATGGCAGGCAGTTGTTAAGAACTTAGGATAATCAATGTTTTTAAAAAAACAGATTAGTAAAAGATATTAAAAAGGGGTGAGTATTGAATTACTTGCCCCTTTTTTAGTAAAGTGTTATATTTAAATAGTAAGGAGATAAAAATGAAGAATCTAGTAATAGTCCAAAGCAAAACAATCAACAATGAAAGCATACCTATCGTCTTTAAGACAGCTCAGGTAATGCAAGGAGGGGAAAAGGATGAAAGAGAACTTAGTCGAAGTTACATTTTTAAGAATTTCCAGGCTACAATCCCACTCAAATTAGCTAAAATTATTGTTAAACAAAGTCCTAATGAATTTTCAATCGTAAAAGGATTAGATAAAAATCCAGATAAATCAACAAAACGAGTTTTAAGGGTAGCAAAAGAAAAAATAGAAGGTTTTACTTGTCCTCACTGTGGGGCAGTAACTAAAAGTAAAGCAGGTTTAACATCTCATATTAGATTTAACCATCCCGAAAAATGGGAAGGTAAAAAGGAGAAAAAATAATGCAAGTATTCGGTAATATGTATACAAAAAAGATAGTTTGTGCAAATAACAATGGAGCTGAACAAGATTTCGATAATGTTGCTAGTACTGAAAAGTTAGTTAAAATAACACCCACAACAAATGTTTATGTTTTGTTTACACCAACATCAAGTACTCATGAAGCAGACAATGCTGATTATTTTATCCCAGCCAACCAAGAAAGAGAATTTCTCGCAGGCAGGGGACTTGATAGATTGACGATAAGAAACGAAAGTGGTGGTTCGTCAGATATTCATGTCGCTATCTTATATTAAAAAGTAAAAGATTTAGTTTTATGAAGATAATTTTTTTATTACCTTCTCTAAGGGTAAGCGGTGCAACAGTTATATTCGAATTGATAAACGGCCTTTCTGACAAGGGACATGATGTTAGGATTACTTCATTAGATGAATTAGTTTCTGTTGAATATCCTTTATTAATAACACCCCAAAAACTTCAAGATAGTTTGGAATTTTTTGAAAAAGCCGATGCAATTGTTGCATATCAACCTCCATGTGCTTTTTACGTAAACGATTTAGATGTTCAAACAAAAAAGTACTACTTTTTAACAGATGACGTTAAGAAATTTTATCCCAGAGAACTTTTTAAAGCTAAATTCCCCAATCTTGATAAAGACAGAATCGACATTGAATATAGAACACAGCAAACGTATATTGATAACTCATATCAATTACCTCTCAATTTTTTAGTTACAAATAAATATTTAACATCCCGAAAAGATACATTCGTTATCCCAATAGGATTAAATCATAAACTTTTTTATCCTGATTTAGGTATGCCTAAAGGAGATAGATTAAGAATTTTAGTAGATGGAAACCTCTCGCCGTGGAAGGGTGTTGCAGATATAAATAAAGCATTAAGCAATTTGAGAGATTTTGATCTATGGACAATGAGTAACACTAAATTTACGATAAAAAGCGACAAGCATTGGGTAAATCCAACACAAGAAGAAACTAGAAAGATACTATCATCATGTGACATATTAATAAAAGCCAGTTATGAAGATGGAACAGCAGAAATGCAAGCTAAAGCAATGGCGTGTGGTTGTGCGGTTCTTACTAGAAAAACGTCTGGTACTAGAATGTTTTGTAATGACAAAAACTCACTAATTTTTACTCAAAATCAATCAATTGAAAAAGACTTAGAAAAATTAATGAAAAATAAGAAAATGAGAGAAGAACTAATTAGAAATGGACTAGAAACAGTAAAACAGTTAAACTGGGATAAATCTATTAGAATTTTAGAAAAAGCACTAAAAGGGAAATAATAATGAGGAATTCTTATATAATAATAAATTCGGAAGAATTGAGAAAAGCATATAAAACAAAAAATATAAAGGAGTGTGCTAAATTTTTTAATTGTTCACCTGAAACTATTAAAAGAAGACTTATTAGAATTGGAATTAAAATTAAAACCAAATCAGAAGTTTTAAAAGCATATTATAAAACAGATAAAGCTATACCTGAAAGGAAAAGAAGAAGTAAAAGAGCAAAGAAAAACAAAATTTTTCAACATTATAAAGGAAGTGGAATTGGATTACCAAAAAATGTAAAAGGAAAGAAAAATCCTAATTGGAGAGGTGGTAATTCACCTAAATATTGGACTCAAAGAGTAATAGCACATTATGGAGATAAGTGCGATATTTGTAAATGGGATAATGTTCCAGAATTATTAGAAGTACACCATAAAGACTATAATAGAAAAAACAATACGATTGAAAATGGGCAAGTATTATGTCCTACTTGTCACAGAATTATTCATTTTAAAGAAAGGGGATTCAAATAATGTCAGATGAGATTATGAAGGGTGGAATTGCACAAGCTGGTGAGGTGCAAGTACCCAAGAGATTGAATCTTTTGTGGATTCCTCGAGATAACAAAGGTTGCGGGTTCTACCGCATGATGGTTCCCGCTAATGAGATTAAAAGACAAGATTTAGCTAATGTAGTTGTTAACTTTGGTTGGAATTGGAAAATGGTTGAATGGGCTCATATTATCATTGTTCAAAGAATGACTGATATCGAGGCATATGAAACTTTCGATCAGGCACACTCCTTAGGTAAAAAGATTATTTATGAATTAGATGACTATGTAAATGCTATTTCTCCCACCAATCCTTCTTATGATTTTTGGAGTCCATTTGGCCCTAACTATGCTCGTTGTTTAAAAATAATGCAGAAATGTGATGCTATGCAGGTAACTACCGATAGAATGAGAAATGAATATTCTCTTTGGAATCCACGTGTAGATGCTCTGGGTAATTATTTAGATAAACACCTTTGGGATGTGCCTGCATGGACAGCAACTCATTGGGATAATTATTATAAGAAAAAGAATGATGGTATAATTAGAATAGGATGGGCAGGAGCCGCAAGTCATTACGAAGATTTGCAGTTAGTAGAACAAGTTATTACTAAAATCTGTCAGAAATATCCTAACGTACATTTTTGCTTAATGGGGTACCATGGAGAGTCTAAAAGGGGAGCAAATCTCTTTCAAAACGTTCCATCTACTACATCAATCTGTCCCTACTGTAAACATGAAGGACAACTCGAAAAAATATCAGGGATTGATTTACTATACTACCCAAGCAAATTAAAAGAATGTGCATTTGACATTGCAATAGCACCTTTAATAGAAACTGGATTTAACCAGTGCAAAAGTGATATAAAGATAAAGGAGTATGCAGCATTAGGTGTTCCAGTGGTAGCAACAAGGATGAAGCCATATAGTTTAAGTGTAAAGGAAGGATATACGGGGTTCTTAGCCACCACAGGAAAGGAATGGTTTGATGCTTTAGAACTTCTTATCAAGAATAAAGAATTAAGGGAAAAACTTGGTAGAAATAACTATCGATGGTATAAAGAAAATACGATTGATAAACACATCCACAAATGGATGTCCTTTTACAACCGAGTTATAAGTTTTAAGTATAAGTGGTAGAAACTTCATTAGAAGTTTTTTATTATTAATCAAAAGGAAAAAACACTATGGCTGCAACATTTCAATGGTGGGGCGAATACGGAGCAATTGGTTCTCCAACAACAGCTGACTTGGGTGTTTCTGGAAACCTTTTCAACTTTAAGACAAGTAACTCGCTTGCTTCGGCTGCGGATTATACTTCTTATCCAATCACTGCGGGTAACAACTCGTATGATGTTTGGTTGAAAGGACACTTCACAGGATCATTCAATAAGATTCAGAACGGTAAATTCTATAAATCGTCAGGTGCATTGGGAACAGGAGAATCTGTTAAATTCATTGGTGCCGTAACCGCTTATCACACTCCCGTAACAGGGAATAGTTCTTACGCATCAGCTGATGTTCCAACATCTGCACCAGGTACAGCAAATGTGTCGTTCAACTCAAGTCTTGATGGAAACATCACTGGAGTAGGATACTCTGACTTTATTGTTACTCAGTTGCGAACAACAACTGCCGCAGAAGCTGGAGATACCGCTACGTTCACATTCACGCTTACCTATGATGAGAATTAAAATTTAAGTAAAAGAAAAAATTATGGCAAAATATATACCAATACATCCTAACGATGATACTTTTAAAAGATTGATGAAGGGAGTCGCTAAGGCTCTCCGAACAGGAAATGCCAAACTCTTGGATTCTATGAAAAAAGAGTTTGCAGAAAGTTATATCGATCTTTTCTATAATAAAGAAACAGATATTGTTAGGCTGGTAAGAAAAGACTCGCCACCAATTGACTTTCCTGTAAGTCAATGGACGAGTTTGCCCATAAAAAAGTAAAAGTTAAAATTAATGGTCGCTTGCAATACAATGCACCAATGGAGGAATACAATCCTATGACTATAAAACCAATAGGTAAACTAACCGTTCAAGAAGAAGATGCTAGAAATGAATTAAAATATGAATGGATAGCTAAATATAAAGATGGGTCTGAATTAAGACAATATAACGATAAAGCGGGATTAGTTCACCACTTTGGTCACATAGACCAAGAGAAAATCGTTGAGTTTATACTTGAATCTAAGACAGAACCTAAGTTTACGGTATCTGTTAATTTACTAACAGGGTTATTTTATATAAATAATAAACCTGTAAAAAAGCTTCAAGTTGAAAATACTCACGTTCCTCTTGGTTTATTTTTTGGTAACAAGAAGGTTGTATCTTCTTGGGGAAATAAAGCAAAATTAATCTCTTTCAGGCACGTTGAGCGAGAATACAATATGGGTCTAGGTACAGTAAATGTGAAAATGACCTATGAACTTGGGTACGAAGCAGAAATAGACGGGAAGCATGAAAAACACACGATAGTGATTGACGAAAGAGGGCATTTTGGTATCCCCATGACTCCAGAACAAGAAGGCTTCAAAGCATTGTAATTCCAACAATAAGACTCAGTTTCAGACTAAGGTTTAGTTTTATAGTTTGAAACTGAGTTTTTTTTATGGTGAAATAAAAGTGAAAACAAAATAATATGGCAAATAAAACAATTGCTTACGGTTCAGAATATCCGTTTAATGAAGATACTAGTATTTTTGTATCAGTTGCTGTTTTAGACTCAACCCATTTTGTAGTTGTATACCAAGATGTTAATAATTCTAAGTACGGGACAGCAGTAGTTGGTACTATTTCTGGTTCAACAATTGATTACGGTGCAGAATATGTATTTAATACGGCCGAGAGTATTTATACTTCAGTTGCTGTTTTAGACTCAACCCATTTTGTAGTTGCTTATAGAGATGTTGGTAATAGTAATCATGGTACTGCTATTGTTGGTACTATTTCCTCAGTTGATGAAATTAATTATGGTTTAGAATATGTATTTAATACGGCCGAGACTAATTATATTTCAGTTGCTTCTTTAGACTCAACTCATTTTGTGGTTGGATATAGAGATGACGGTAATTCTAGGTACGGAACAGCTATTGTCGGGACGGTTTCTTCAGTTGATGAAATTAATTATGGTTTAGAATATCCGTTTAATGAGGCTGAGACTCGTGAGATTTCAGTTGCTTCTTTAGATTCAGTTCATTTTGTAGTTGGATATAGAGATGACGGTGGAGATGATTATGGCTGTGCAGTAGTTGGCACTATTTCTTCAGTTGATGAAATTGATTACGGTTTAGAATATCCGTTTAATGAAAGTGGCACTTACAGTGTTTCAGTTGCTTCTTTAGACTCAACTCATTTTGTGGCTGGATATAGAGATGACGGTAATTCTAAGTACGGAACAGCTATTGTCGGGACGGTTTCTTCAGTTGATGAAATTGATTACGGTTTAGAATATGTATTTAGTGAAGTTTCGAATGGTTTAGGATTTATTTCAATTGCTGTTTTAGACTCAACTAGTTTTGTAATTGTATATAGAGATTATACTAATTGGGCTAATCATGGTGCATCTATTGTCGGGACGGTTTCCTCAGTTGATGAAATTAATTACAGTTCAATGTATGAGTTCAATCCAGCTAACACTAATTATACTTCAGTTGCTGTTTTAGACTTAACCCACTTTGTAGTTGGATACCAAGATAGTGGTAATTCTGGTTACGGTACTGCTATTGTCGGAACTATTGTTATCCCTCCTCAAACTGTTACACATACTATTCAAGCTAAAGCAGCTATTAAAAGGGAATTAATCCAAACAGTTACTTCAAGGGCAACTATCAGAAAGTCTTTTACACAAACTTTAACCGCTAAAGGTAGGATTGGGATTTCCAGCATTCAAACAATCACCGCAAAAGGCAGAATAACAATTTCTACTATCCAAACCATAGAGTCTAAAGCAAATATCAGAGAGGTAATTACTCAAACCATTGACTCTAAAGGGAATATTAAAAAATCACTTACTCAGACTATTGAGTCAAAGGGTAGTATTAAAAAATTATTTACAAAAACAATAACAGCAAAAGCTCGAACTGGAATTATTGGTATTCAAACTGTCATTGCCAAGGCTAATATTCAAAACACAATCGCTCAAACAATAACTACGAAAACCCGAATAGAAAAAGAATTTACTCAGACAGTTCAAGCCAAGGCTAGGATACAAAAATCTTTTGCTCAAACAATAACTGCTAAAGCAATCATAAAAATTAGCCAAACACAAACCGTTGCTACAAAAGGAAGAATATCCATTACAACCACGAGAAACATTGATGCTAAGGCAGACATTAAAGCTATCCAAATCCAAATAATAACTTCTAAGGCAATTATTAAGAGGGAATTTACACAGACTATTGAAGCCAAGGGTAGGGTAACTATTGCTTCTACACAAATTGTTGCCGTTAAGGGAAGAATAGGAATCGCTTCTTCTCAGGCAATCCAAGCAAAAGGAAGAATAGGGATTGCGGAACAACAGACAATTACTGCTAAAGCAGAAATCATTTGTTTATCCAAACCAATATTAGTTACTCCTACCCATTTATCCGTACAAACAAGTCCTGTTTACCTTGTATGGGAAATATCAAGTTGTTGTAAAAATAGAAATATACATACACACATTGAGATTGATAAAACAGATAACACGTTTAATGATTTAGAAAAAGACTTGTACAGTTTCAGAGATCCAGATTTCGAATACTGGGATGGCTCTAACTGGCAAACATATCCCACTTCAGGAATATCATCTGTCTACTATGGCAACCAAGCCAGAGTATTAGTTACTTTAACCACTGGAAACAAATGGTGGAGTGCAAATGGAGGTGTGAAGTAACTATGACAAAAACAACATATATACCATTATTACCTGGCAATAGATACATAAATAGTTCTAGTTATGAAGTTGAAGATACGGCTAGCCGTTTTATATTCACAAGTTCTCGTTGGGATGGAACTGTTGAAATTTATTTAGAGGCAGGATTAGATTATAAGATTTATGCTTCTTTATTTAAAGTTTCAGATAATTCCCAGGTGGCCTCTTCAGAAATTTTAGGATCAAGTTCAAGAATTAGAAGCTCAAATTGTTATGCAGATCTTGTTGATGGAGAAGAATATGAAGTTAGAAATAAATTCGGTAGTTCTGCACAACGGTGTTATGGTGCAAGATTGGTTATTGTTCAAACAAACCCAACAAAAACAGAATCATATTTAACATTAAGTGCGATCCCAGGTAGTGGAGGAAGTGAACATTGGATAGATAAAGGATTACCTTTTATTTACAATGCTAAAGATTGGAGTAGAGTTCAAGAGGTACGACTGGAAACTACTGCTCGGGGTGGTGGGCAAATACAGCTTTATAATTTAACTGATGATGAAGCTGTAGATAATTCACAAATAATTTCTGATGTATCACGATCACGAAAACAAACAATCATAACACTTAAAGATGGCAAAGAATATGTCTTACAAGCAAAAGAATATGACGATAAATATGTTACTTATTGTTCTGCTAATTTAGTCTTTTATCAGACATCTGTTTTGAATTTTGTTACTAGAATAAATTCCATAACAGACATTGCTTGGCTTTCAAATACTAGTTACACAACCCTATCTAGTAAATACGTTCCATTCCAATGGTTAGATGCCAATTTTGATGGATTTACGATTTCCAATAGAAAATATCATACTTTTCTTAAAGGTTCTTATCTTCTTCCTCGCATAGATAGCTGTTTATATAATGAAACAGATGGAAATGTAGTAACAAATAGTGAAAAAGGAACTAACAGAGCAGGGCCAGTATGGTTAACGGCTGATATTGCAAGTGGTTTAACAGATAACAAAGAATATAATGCGAGAATAAAATCTCCCAGTGGTGATAATGTAAATATCTATGCAGATTTTTATGAATTTAAAGTAAGAGTAGGAACAGAAATAGAACAAACACTTACCGCAAAAGGAAATATAAGAGGACTTCAACAAATTAGTGCTAAAGGCAGAATTGGATTAACTACTATCACAATTGAATCTAAAGCACGAATACAGAAAACGCAGATTAAAACAATAACCGTGAAAGCTAGTATTTCTTGGGGGGAAACTTCAATTACCACAATTAGTGCTAATACCATAATTCGTAAAACATTTATTAAAACATTAACAGCAAAAGCTTCAATTAACAGAAGGATAAAAACCATTCAGGCTAAGGCTTATATTTTAAATAATAGAGAAACTATTCAGGCTAAGGCTTATATTTTAGAACTTTTTTGGCAAAAACCAGAAGCCGCAGCTTTAATTACTTTAGAACAATTTAATACTCAACACCCCGTTAATCTAATTGCTGAATTTGAACAAGGCGGAACTCCTATTTACAGTAAAAATGCCGTTAAATCTAAAAATGGAACAATTATTGTTGCCTATGTAAAAAAATATTTAGATGGAGGAATTAGTTTTAAATATTCTCGTCCCCCCTATACTTCTTGGTCTACAGAAACAATTATTGATGATAGTAGAGATCATGATGCATTACCATCTGGTGTTTATTCAACCGATCTTGAAATAAAAACAGACTCTCAAGATAATATCCATATTGTTTATGATGGACAGTATTATCGAAAACTTACTTATCAAACAAAAACAGGCACTTGGATAGTTGGAGATGAAATTGATATTGCTCCTGTTACGTTAGATTCAGGTGGACTTTATTATCCTATTTCATCAGCCCTTTGTATTGATTCTAATGACAGGGTTTATGTAATGCTTGGATGGACAACTGATGGAACTGTCCAACAAGAAGCATTAGGTTCAGTTTATCTTGACTCTCCTCATACTACAAGAGTAATTGATTCAACAAAGGTTGATTATTATCACAACGACAGAGGCCCTGGTGGTCATGCTAATTGCTTTTTTGCTGATTCAAATAATAACATCCATTTTTATAATGCTTGGGGATATGACCCAATTGCAAGTTTATGTCACTGGAAACGCACTGCTTCTACAGGAATATGGGAAACTAGACAAACAATACTCGAATCTCTTGGTAGTGGTGAAATGTGGGAACCAGATGCGGCCGTAGTAACTAATGATGGACATGTCCATTTAATGATAACGTATGGAGGTTCTAATTTTTGGTATATAGAAGGAACTGATCCTGACACTTTTGATGCAGAATCAGTAATACCCGTAGATATGGCAACTCCTTTCAATATTAAAAATCATTCTGCAATAACTCCCGATGGTAATGAGATTTATGTATTTTCATCTGCTTATACAGGTTATGGGCCGGCAATTAACACACACTTTATTCAAAGAAATAGAACAGCAACTGGTAGTTGGCCAGGGGTTAGAAGGGAATTGTTACCTTCAAGATTTTTATTATTTAACAATATTACTCTTTATTCTTCTGAAGCTATTAAAAAATACTTTAACGCTACTGGATTAAGTTATGTAAGTGAAGGATTAAAACACCCCTATACTACAAGAACATTTAATGCTGTTGGAGATATTTTATATTTAGGAAAAAATGAACAATTTGACACACTTACTTGGGGTAGGCTTAACTATTCAGTTGGTTACTCAATAACAACTATCTGGGAATATTGGAATGGAACAACTTGGCAAGAATTTACTCCTTCCGAAGCAGTTGATTGGATCACTTATTCTAATCATGCTTATAAATTTTTTGATAGTTTTCCCGCTAATTGGACAAAAACGAGTATTAATAATGGACCATCACTTTATTATGTTCGAGCAAGAACCACAACCATAACAGGATACTTAACAATTAAGAACATACTTCCTAAATATATGAAGGCACGATTTGTGTCAACTGTTGGATATGAAAGTGCTACCAAAGATAAACCACAGGCGACTATTTTTTGGGAAGAGATTAAAGATAACGGAGTCATAAAAAATCGTTTATGGTTTAACCTACTCGACGGAACCTCATTTCAAACCATCACATCTAAAGCAAGTATTAGTACTGGAATAGAAACAAGAACTCAAACAATTAATGCTAAATTAGATATTGCTATTTGGAGCAAACGATCAGATATTTGGCAATTTGAGATTACGGCTCAATATACAAGAACTAAAACAATACAATCTA